AGACCGACTTAGTAGCCGGCTGAGATGATGGTCAGAGCCTCGGGGCGAACCGCCCAGCCCGACGTCGCGCGCAGTTCCGACGTGATGTCGATTGCGCCACCCGGCAGTGGGCACGGCAATTCGCGGGGAGCGGCCATGTCCATGTACTGCAGGTTGCAGGCCGCCAAGCCGGGGGTGAGTTTCGAGAACTCGTTCGTGTTAAGCTTGTGCGCGATCGGCTTCTTGACTTCCGGGATCGTGATCATGATCACGTCCGTGCCGCCCGCGCCTTGGCCGATGAGAGTGTCATCGGTCACCCACACGATCTCGTCGCCGTTCCAGCCCGCGGCGGTATCGACCACCACGCCCGGAGAACCCGAACCTGCGCCCGGACGCTGGAATTGCACCAGCTGAACGATCTGATACGCAAGCTGCGTCATGACGCGCTGCGTGGTCAGGACCGTCACGCGCAGCGGGATACCGACTTGCATCGTGCGCACCTTGGCGGCAGCGATCTGGTTCAGGATGAACTGAGCCAGCTGGCCGCTATCGTAGGTGCTGATGGTGGTGTTGCCGTTCGAGTCGGCCGGCAGGTTTAGCGTCGTCGCGCCCTGCGTGTTGAGCAGGCCTTCGCCGTTGGCCGGCGTGAAGCCCTGCAGCAGACCGCCGCGGAGCTGCTGGAAGATGCCCTGACGCATGCCGAGGCGCTGAGCCTCGACGATCGAGATGCCCCAGCGGCCCATGGCGGCCGTGTCATGGTGATCGTACTCAGCGCGCACGCGGAGCAGATACGTCGGCGTCGAAATCATGTCATTCGTCACCGACACGCCCGGCAGGAGGTTGCCGGCCGATTGTCCGGCACCGACCTTCGTGCGAATGTCGAGATGCTTGATGTAGACCTGCAGATCGCCATCACTCAGGCGAACCATCGGATCGCCGCCCGCCAGCACTTCGAACGCGCCGGAAGCCTGTTGATACTGCGTCAGGATTTCGGGGACGATGTACGACGGGTTCTGGATGACGTAACTGGATGCAACGTTAGCCATTTTTGCCCCTTAGATTTGGATCAGGGCAGTGGTGCCCGTGTTAAGCCAGTTGGCCGTCAGCAGGTTCGCGTTCCACAGAACGGTCTTGCTGTTGCCCTTGTTGATTTCCAGTACCTTCACCGGAAGCGCGCCCGTGCCTTCATTCAGCACGATCGTGCCCGTCAGTGCGCCCGTTGCAATCGCGCCGCTCGCCGCCGTGATCTGGAAGCTGAAGTGCTGGTTGTCGGTGAATGCGGTGACGGTCTGGTTACCGTTCACGAGTGCAGCGCCCGTGCCCGTCACGCCGCTCAGGTTGATGGTGTCACCCACCGCGCCGACAGTCGTTGCGGCAGCAGCGACGACAGCGAACGTGTAGACACCATTCGCGAACGTCGACGTCACCGAAGTGACAGACACCGTGGCTGTGCTGGCGTTGTACGGCTGCAGGACGTTGTTGTTGAAGTCCCACGAGACCTGTTGGGACGTCAGGCCGCCTTGCAGCGACACCAGCGACGGATCGCAGGCAACCGGGATGCGCGCATTCGATCCCATGCGGAAGAACGGCACCGTGCCGCCCTGGCCGACGATGGGCACCTTGTTCTGCGGCCAGTTGACCATTGCATGGCCCTGGTTGAACACCGAGAAGCCCTGGATGGTGGCGATCGACGTCGAGCGACCCACGTTCGGGCCGGTGATGTTGCCGAAGCCCGGGTTCGGGATGTTCTCGAAGATCGGGACACCGCCCCACATCGGGAGCGATTCGGTTTGCGCCAGCACGCCGTTCATCAGCTGATAACGGATCGCCGGATCATCGAGGGCGTTGCCCTGGACGTAGCCTTCCGACTGGACGGAGAACGAGCCTGCGGCGTTCGTCGTCAGCATCGGGTTAAACGAGACGAAGTTGCTCATGCTCAGTTTCCTTTGTTAATACCGACTTGCTTCATCGGAATGGTCTTGAAGTCGCCCATCCAGGCATTCGGGTCGCCCACGAACGTGCGGATGAGTTGGCCGTTGCTGTCCTTCTTCTCGATCGCGCGCAGCGAGCCGGCCGGCAGGTCAACCGGATGCGAGGCAGCTGCGGCGGCATCGGCGTAGATCTGCTTTTCGGCGATCTCGACAGCCGTGTCAGGCAGGGCGTTGATGTCAACGGCCTTCCAGTTCTCGCTGTGCTTCTTCAGGTTCGAGGCGAGGCGCTTGCGGTAACCGAGCAGGTTTTCGCCACGCAGGGGGCGCGGGGCTGAGTCGCCAAACGCCGAATACACGCTGTCGGCCTTGGCCTGCGCGTCCGCCATTTCGGCGTAATCCGCGTCGGACATCTCTTTGGGCATGCGCGACTCGAGATCGGCGATGCGCTGGCGCGTCTCTTCCGCGTCGGCCTTGGCCTTCGCCTCTTCTTCCTTGCGCTTCTCTTCTTCCTCGGCGTCGGCCTTCGCCTTGGCTTCGGCTTCTTCCTTCTCTTTGGCCTCTGCGTCAGCCTTGGCCTTTTCTTCGGCCGTCTGATTCTCCGAATCCGCCTTCTTGAAGCGCTCCTCGAAGGAGTCCATGCGCTTCATGATGCTGTCGCACATGTTCATGACCTTGCCCATCGCTTCGGCATCAGCTTTCGCCTTTGCCTCACTGTCAGCCTTTGCTTTCGCTTCGGCCTCTTTCGCCTCGGCGTCTGCCTTGGCCTTCAGTTCTTCTTCAGTCATTTGAGGTTCCTGAAAGTTGTTGGTGGAAACGCCTGATGGCGGGCCGCCCTTATCCCACACGCCTTGTATGCAAATTGCTACATGGTCGAGCAGGCTTGGTTTTCCCTCGATAAGGAGGGTCGCGCCATCTTCAAGCTTGATGGCCCTATTTACTGCTGGGTCACTAAATTCCACGGTTGGCGAGGTGGAGAGTTGGTACTTCTCCATAATCTCGGCCGACGTGGCGTCGTACACTTTGGCGATGGCCCATACCTCTTTTTCTTCTGGCTTGAGGTAGGGCAGAAAGACCGATCCGATGGACCGATCGGCGAATTCTTTGGAGTCGAGCGTCGACTTCTCGGGGTGCTCGCAAACGACTTGCAGGCCATTGCAGCGCGCGAGAAAGTCGTCATTTAGATAGAGTTCCGGGTTACGGAAGACGAACTCTTTGTGCGCCGACCGGTATGCAACGCCGGTCCCCGTGATCCGAATATTGAACAGCCAGACGTTCTCGTACTTCTGCGGCGATGGAAGTTCGCCGACCGCCATCGCTCGAGCTAGGTCCAGCTCGTTCATCTTGAGCGGGTTGATTGCGTCCAGAGCACCAGACTCAAGTAGCATCACGCAGCCCGGATGCATCGGCTCTGGATATTCACCCGGCGCCGCCCACATCCAATCAGTGCTTTCGTCGGAGAGCGTCGGTTTGAACTCGGTTACGGCTTTGCCGAACGTCGTGAACGCCACCGCGCCGTCATCGGTGAATGACAGTTGGCGCAGTGCTCCGGTCGGCAGATAGCCCGTCTCTTCGACGCACTCACGTACGGCAGCTTGTTCTGGCGTTTCGCCAGGCTCGATGTGCCCACCCGGGAATGCCCAGTGGCCCGGATAATCGCCGCCGTCGCCACGCTTGAGCAGCAACACCTTGTCATTGGCGATGAAGGCGATGCCCGCAGCTTGAGCCAGCTCGGCGTCGCTTCGGCTCTTTCCCGCTTCCTTGTATGCAATCGCCGCGGCTTGGTCACGCGGATGTCCCGCCTTGATCAGTTCCGCGATATTCCTGCTGATCACTTCTTCGCTGGAACCTTGTTCAAGTGGCATGGCTATGTTTGTGCGGTGGCAAGGGCAGTTTCACCCTTGTGAGTAAGCATCTCAGGCGGCAAATCTCGCAGGGCATACACGAATTGCATTGCGCACCGACAGAAAACCTCTTCTCCCGGCTTCGTCATTTCGTCCGTGTAGCCGGCACCCTTGTTCATCAAGCCGGCCTTCATCGCCCAGCTATCGCGGATTGCATAGAACTTGCCGTCTCGCGCCGCATGGTCAGGGCGAGCGTTGTATCCCGCCTGTCGGAAATGGCTCTTCCAGATTCCAGCAATCGCCCCGCCATCGACGGCGATGATGTTGTTCAGCTCAGAGGTCAGCTTGTGGCCTTGATCGATCAGAACGCGCCGAGTATCGAATGACAGCGCCGAGAACGACTTCTTCAGATTCGCCGCCACCTCACGCTTATCCACCGCTCGACTGCCGCCAATCGGGATCGACGTCGACCAGCCAGCAAAGCGTTGCCTCGTCTGCTCCATCATCTGCTTGCGGTTCAGCTTGATCAGGCTTGAACTCGCCATGATTCGGCGATCAAGCTCGGCGCGAAGCTTCGGCTTCAACCGCTCGATCGTGAAGCGCGAGACTCCCTTATGGATCTGGGTATAGCCGCCACCATCAACCATCCTGCTGTAGATACCGTGCATGGCGCGCGACATCGTTTCCTGAATGAGGTGATCCGGCATGGCCGAATCCTTGGCGGCTAGCTCAATCTCCGTCAGCCACCGATCAATGCGCGCCTGGCTATCGAAGCCGTGTGCCGTGATGTCGGCAATTGCGGCTTCAATGGTCTTGTAGAAAGAGGCCATTTACGCCTCCGATGAGAACGGCTTTGGCTCTACAGGATCGACCGGTTGGGGTGGCGTGTAATCAATCAGCGCCTGAATATCAAGCAGCAGCGGGTGCTGGATCAGCGCTTTGCACTCGTTGAAGTTTGACGCAGCCCAGTCCAGCAGAGTCGCCTTGTTCTCGGGGTCCATCTGCGGCAACATGACTTCGACCATCGCAATGATGGCCTTCAGCTTGACATCTTCGCCCTTGGCCTTTTCCGACTCGGGCTCTTCCAGAAGATTCGGCCACTCAGCATGAAAGGCGTTCTTCCAGTCGTACAGAGCGCGGTTGTATGGGATCTTCTTGTATTCCGGGAACTGGTCCTGAATGGTCTTGTAGAACTCAGGATTCCATGCCCGATGCATGACGATCGGATCGAAGAAGTCATACAGCGGTTGCATATCCTTGCGGACGCCACTGATGTACCGCGCGATGTCCTTCGCGTCTTCCGATCCCTCGCCGAATCCCTCGGCATAGGATTCCGACAACAGCAACTTCGCCGGCATTCTCGCCGCCGAGGCGATGTTCTCGATGATGTTCTTGCGCGCCGTCGTCATGGCGACGTCGGTGTTCTGCATGTTCAGCGTCTCGATGTCTTCCGCGATATCGATATTCAGAACATTGCCGGTCTGCGCCTCCTTGATCATTTGCCGCTTGTTACCGGCCAGCGACAGCATC